CCCTCAGCCGTGCTCAACGGCGACGAGGTTACTGTGATCGCGTGCCCCTGCCCCTGCGACTCCCCCGCCCGGTGTATGAATTGCTACACCCGCGAGGATGTCAACCCAGACAACTATACCTGCGACGACCGTGACGCGTGCGCTATGCGTATGGAACAGTCGCGTCGTGAGGCCCAGAAGGAGCTGTTCGGAGGACACGTGCGCCCCGACACCCCCAAGGAGCGCGCGAGTTCCGGGAAGACCCCACGGAGTGCGCGCCCGACTACCTCGGGCCAGTGCCTCTGCTGTGGCGAGGCCACCAAGGGTGGGCTGTTCCTCCCCGGTCACGACTCCAAGTACCTCAATGCCCGTATCGCGGATGTGTCTGGCGTCACTGCCCCCGAGGATGTGGTCGACCGGATGCGCACCGATGGGTGCTCCGACGCCCTGATCGCCAAGTTCCAGAAGAGGATAGCAGCATGACCCGCACGCCCGAGTTGTCTCGGTACCGGCCTGTTCCCCTGAGTTTGGAGCAGTTGCCCTCATGGTGATCGGGCGTGATGGTAAGCCGAAGCTCGCAATGGATCACGGGGTGGCCATGCCGAAGGCGCGCCCCCGCACACGCCGGTTTCTGGCCGTCGATCCTGGTGATGTCCATGTGGGGGTGGCGGAGTTCGAACAGGTCGGCTCGGAGCCGTGGCGCGCTGTCTGGGCGTATGAATGGCGTCCGGACGAGTTCATGGAGTGGTTGCACCTGAACCTCCAGCGCATGCGGTGGGATTGGCTGGTGGTGGAGGAATGGCGACTGTTCCCGGAGCACGCCCCCCGCGCGGTGGGGTCGGATATGCCGACCTCCCGCCTGATCGGGTCGATCCAGGCTATTGCTCGGTTCTCCCCTCCGGTTACGGCTTGGTTTGACCGGGGGGAGTGCCCGATCCACTACCAGACCCCACAGATCAAGGTGCCCACCCGCTCGATGCTCAAACGGCGCAAGCTCCGGTCGGTGGCGAAGATCCTAAAAATCTCGGGCGACCACGCCTCGGATGCCGAGCTGCACGGGTACCATTACCTGATCCGGCAGGATGAGCCGATATGGAACGCGACGGTCCAGGCCCAAGTGTCTGCACCTGACTTGACTCCCAGTCAAGCCCTATGGTAGACTTAGCACGCAATATCTCACCAACAACCAAGGAGAACCCCGTGGACCCCACAATGAACCCGACCGCCACCAGTATTCTGGACCAGGCGGCGCAGTCGTACCTCGACGCCTCGTACGAGGCGTGGAAGATCGACCAGCAGCCGTTGAGCCGCAAGATCAGTCAGATCCAGCGACTCCCAAAGTCGCAGCAGGACGCAGCCATTATGGAGGTCGTACAGGAAATCGGCTCGACCGGCGACATGAAGACCCTGATCTACTTGGCCCTCGACGGCATGAAGGCCGCAGAGCAGCGCAATCAGGCGCAGAGCACCTACTGCCAGGCTCGTGCCATGGCCGAGCAGCTGGGCCTCAAGGAGGCGCAGAATGCCTAAGCTCTCGGAGGCCCCCCGGACGGCCTCGAAGACCTCCACCCCCCGGAAGCCCGCGACGGCCCGGAAAGCTACACCGAAGGGCGGGAAGACCCCAACGCAGCCCAAGCACTGGACCCCGCCACCCCTCGTAGAGCCGGAAGAGGGCGACATCATCGTGTCGTACTCGGAGCTGTCCACCTACCGCTCCTGCCCGCTCAAGCACCTGCTGTCGTACAAGGAGCGGTGGAGCAAGCCCCCCGAGGAAGGGTCGGCGCTGTCCAAGGGCACGCTCTGGCACGAGGTCCTGGAGTTCCATTACCTCGGGGTGCAGTCGTTCCAGCGGGGCGAGCGCACCGAGGACGAGGCCAAGGACTGGATCGCGGCGAACCTCTCCGAGCTGCTATGGGACCAGAAGACCGGGCAGCAGTCCGAACTCCAGTCGCTCATCTGGTGGATGTACCGGGGGTACGTCGACCTATACTCGTTCGACTCGGGCTGGGAGATTCTGGGGGTGGAGGTCAAGTTCCAGCAGCGTCTCCACGGCCCGAACGGACCCTCCCCGTTCATCCTCAAGGGCAAGCTCGATCTGGTGGTCCGGGATCGCAAGACCCGGAAGATCTGGGTGGTCGACCACAAGTCGGGGGCGAACCTCCCGGTGGAGGAAGACCTCGACATGAACGACCAGTTCGGCCTGTATATCTGGTTGCTGAACGAGGCGGGGGTGCCGGTGATCGGCGCTATCCACTCGGCCAATCGGACTCAGCGGAACAAGGGCGACCTCGACGAGAATTGGGGGGAGGACGGCAAGCCCCTGGCCGCAGGGATCAAGCGCCAGACCCTGGACCAGAGGATGAAGCGCACCCTAATGGCTCGGGGTAAGCGGGAGTTGGCGAACATCGCCCGCGACGCCTACGCCACGGCTGTGAACGCCTACCCCGAGGCGGTGGGTCTGGACCCCCTGCCGATCTACAGCAACCCGGACACGATGCCGTTCACGTGGCGGTACGAGTGGCGGGATGTGTACATGATGATGCGCAAGGGCCGCGCGCCCCACGTGGCGCTCAAGGAATTGGGCTTCACGCAGAACTTCGAGAGGCACTGATATGCGGTACGTTGGCGGTAAGTTCAGACAGCGGCGTGAATTCGTTCCTGCCATTCTCAAACACACACCCAACCGGGACCGTTACCTGGAACCGTTCGTAGGCGGAGGCTCCATGCTAGAGAAAATGGCCCCACACTTCCGGGCGGTGCGTGCGTCGGACGCCCACGAGGACCTGATCCTCATGTATCAGGCACTCCAGGAGGGGTGGGTACCCCCACAGTCTGTGACGCGCGAGGAGTACAACGCACTCCGCAGGGCGGAACCATCAGCACTTCGGGGGTTCGTGGGGTTCGGCGTGTCCTTCGGTGGTAAGTGGTTTGGTGGGTACGCAACGGAGAAAAACGTGACACCCGAAACCTTCCCCCAGCGGACGTACCGGAACCTCCAGAACGTGATGAAGGACCTGCCGGACGACACTGAATTCTCCGTGCGTTCGTTCGAACAGTGGAAACCACACCCAGGTACGGTAGTGTACAACGACCCACCCTACGAACTACGCGGGGTCGAGTACAAGACGTCCACCGAGTTTCCGCACACCAGCTTCTGGCGTCTCATGGATGAGTGGTGGCAGTCGGGGGTTCACGTCTACGTGTCCGAGTTCAACGCGCCCACCCATTGGGTACCTATCGCGGAGTCGGTACAGCGCCTCACCATCACCGGAAATTCCCCGGTCACCAAACGGGAACAAGGCCTACAGCACGATTACCTGTGGGTTCCCCGCGCATACGAGGGGGGTTACTAATCATAGCTGACATCAACGAGGCAGACTACCCCGAACTCCAGAAGATGCAGGAGGTCTCGAAGTCCAGCCAGATCATCGGGGAGTTCCTGGACTCATCGAGGTACACCCTGTGCCAGGTGGACTCATCCGGGCACCGGTACACGCCAGTCACCGGCTCTATCGAGCAGATTCTGGCGCGGTACTACGATGTCGATCTGGTGAAGGTGGAGCAGGAGCGCCGAGCGATCCTGGCAAAACTCACTGGGTAGTTATTGACAAGGAGTCACGGGGTGTGCTAAACTGGCGGCACACCCCGTCTCTGTATGAAAGGACATCCCATGAACCGCCACGACCGACGAGAGGCCCGGATCAACAGCGCAGGCGAGCGATACGCCCACGCATTGCACCAGGCCCGAGTCGCCCCCTCCATGCACACCAAGCGCGAACTCAAGCGCGCAGACAACGCACTGAAACGAGCCAAGATGCAATTACTGTACATCCTCCTGCCCGCCTGTATCCTCGTCGCGGCCTCCCTCCTGCTCATCATCATCTGGGTGGCGAACCACACGGAGGGCGGCAGCACCGGGTGGAACGAGGCGGAGAAGCGCGCCACCGAGGAATGCCAGGCCCGCCTGATGCAGCAGCTCGACGAGGCCGGGTCGAACCGCCCCCTGACCGAGGCCGAGCGTAAGATGTGCGCCGACCCCGAGCAGCGCCAGTTCCTCGGTCTCGAATAGTGGATACTCCGAACGAGCCGAACCTCGACCCGGCGTACCTCCAGCGCAATGTGGAGTCACTGTCGGTCATAGGTGGCGGGTACGACTTCATCGCCATTGCGGTGGAAGAAGCCCACAAGCACATCCTGGAGCCGTGGCGTGCCGAGCACGGGGGGCTGTCGGCCTACGAACTCATCGAGCGCCGGAGTCCAGGGTCATTTGACACCCAGGCACCAACACAATAAACTGGTACTCCAATAGAGAGGACACCCCATGCCCAAGATGAACCCAACAGCAGAACCGGAGACGGAGGACGCCCAGCTCGACCTCCCCGAGCCGGAGCCGACCAAGCCCGCGTCCGCAGCCCGGAAGTCCGGGAAGACCCAGACCGCGCAGAGCGCACTCGACGATCTGTTCGTCGCGTACGACGACACTGAAGAGCACTTGAACGTCCTGTACTGGGGGCGAGAGGGGGCCGGTAAGACCATCGACCTCGCCACCGCCACCCAACTGGGGCGGGTGCTGTTCATCAACGCCGAGGGCGGCTTGAAGAAGCGCGCGATGCTCTCCCATGGAGTCAAGACCGAGAACCTCGTGATCTGGCCCAAGCCCGGACAGGATATCACCTACGATGGACTCGAAGAGGTCCTGTTCCGGGTGAAGTCCGACCTGATGGACGACCCCAAGTCCTGGTATCTCGTCGCGATGGACTCGATCACGGAGATTGCCCAGGCGTTCACCGACGAGGCATCCGACGACCGGTTCGACAAGGCCCGCAAGAAGAACCCTGCCTGGAACCCCACCATCGGTGACCGGTTCTTCACTGACCTCGGAGACTACGGCACGTCCACCAAGATGGTGCGCAAGATCGTGCGCATGTATCGCGACCTGCCGGTGCACTTCGCTATGACCGCCCTGGAGCGGCGCGACGTGGACGAGGACACCAGCAAGGTGGCGTACGGCCCCGCAGTCGGCCCCGCGCTCCAGACGGCCCTGCTCGGATACGTGGACGTGGTGCTCTACTGCAAGGCGGAGGACGAGGACCGGCCCTACTTCCGGGCGCAGACCAAGAAGATCGGAACGGCCCGCGCGAAGGACCGCCTCGGCGTAATCCCGAAGGTGCTGGTCAACCCGACCTTCCCGCGCCTAGTGGCGTACAACGAGGGCACCCTCGACGAGTCCACCGATCCGGTGCAGGCGGTACTGGCGCAGCCAGAGGCCACGGAGAAGCCCGCGACGGCATCTCGGACGGCCTCGAAGACCCGTACCGCTACTCGCACCCGCAAGACTTCCCCCAAGGCCGACGACAAGGCCACGGAGGATGGGAACGCCGAATAGTCAATCGGCGGGGGAGGTCGGGAGGTCGCCGGTCCAATCTGGGCTGGTGGACACCGAGTAGGAGGGCCTCGGGTCGAGCGGACGCGCACGACTCCGGGGGCCGGGAGTTCAAGTCTCCCCCTCCCCACGACAAAACTAAACAGAGCTAGCTGGGAGGGCGTTTACAACGCGCCCGCAAGTCAGACACCCCCGGAGCCGACACCTAACCTGTAGTCGATGGTCGGGCCTGTCTGGATGTGAGTATACCTTCCGTTGAAGGGCCGGGGCTGGTCGGTGAAAGGGCGAACTGCACTGACTGCCAGCCCAATGTCTGAGGGGTGGGTACGCCAATACCCACTCGCAGCCCCTCAGAATAACATTGGATAGAACCCCCCCTGCGACCTCCCAGCCTCACTTGACAACACGTCACTGCATATGGTGTACTGTTGTCATGGCACGATAAATAACGAGGACCACGAGCGCCGGAGTAGCTACCGGACAGGGTGCCCGACGATCACTGCACGCCATGGTGGCGACCGAATACGCCCGTGGAGCGAACCCTAACGGAGAATAAGGGTAAGGGGTACCTCAGCCACGCGGGTGGTTTGAGAGGGGAGTTCGAGTCTCCCCCCTGAGGACGAGTGCCGGGAGGGTCGACAAGGCCCGATCAAACGGGGATCACGGAGCTAATGGCCCAAGTGCCGCCCCACCCTCCCGGTTCCTCACCGACAAGTAACCAGCCAGCAAGCCGACAATCGACGACAAGCTGACAAATGAACAAAGGAACAATACAATGCCCAAGCTCAGCAGTATGGTGGCCAAGGCCGTGGACAGCTCCGAGGCCGTGCACGGTGGCGGCACCTTCGAGCCGCTCGACCCCGGTTTCTACCTCGCCCGCCTCCGCGACGTGTCGGTCCGCGACAAGGAGGACAAGTACGGCGCGGCACAGTGGTCCGCCGAGTTCGAGGACCTCTACTCGCTGGAGACCCAGGACAAGCAGTCCGGACGCCAGTGGCTGAACCTCACGGTGCCCACCGGGAAGAAGGTCCCCGGCAACTACACCAACGGCCCCGAGAAGTGGGAGAAGTACCAGGCCATGGTGCTCGGTCGCATGAAGGCGTTCTTCGAGTCCTTCGGCTACACCACCGACTCGGACGCCGACGAGATGATCGGTGAGTGGGCCGTGATCGAGGTCGGCCAGCGCACCATCCAGTCCGGCCCGAAGGAGGGCCAGATCACCAACGAGGTACGCGGCATCAAGTCGCTGGAGGACGCGGGCGTCGACGACCTCTCCGCGTTCGGCATCGAGGAAGGCTTCGACGAAGAGGCGTTCTGACCTCCCGGCGAGCCTTACTCGACAGACCCCCTGGCCTCTGGTAGGCTGGGGGGTCTCACCGTCTCACCCACCTATAGCCCCTCACAGGAGCGTAAATGCCTAAACTGCCCCGGACAGGACGAACCCCGGCCCCCGACAGCACCCCATCATCCATGCTCGAAGCCGCCCTCGACTGGGCGCGCAAGGGCTGGCCAGTATTCCCCCTCCGGCCCAAGGGCAAGGAGCCGCTGTTCCCCTCCGCCCACAAAGACGATGGAGTCAAGTGCACGGGCGAGTGCGGCGAGGTCGGCCACGGAGTCCACGACGCCACCACAGATCCAGAAGTAATCACCAAGTGGTGGACGGACCGCCCACGCGCCGGGATCGGCGGGGCCACCACCGGGCGCGTCGTCATAGACGTGGACTTCCAGCATGACGGCCACCGGGCCGACTCCCTCCCCGCCACACGGGAACACCTATCGGGCAGGCGCAACGGTAACGTCCACATCATCTACCAGGCCGGGGGCGAGGTCGCGCTGTCGCTCACCCAGGGGAAGCTCGCCCAAGGCGTCGACCTCAAGGCCGGACCGGGCGCGTACGTGGTGCTCCCGCCCTCCATCCACCCGGACACCGGGAAGACCTACACGACCGGGAACGACCTCCCCG